AAACTCGCCGCGGATCTTGCGATCAACGCGGCGAGCTTCCGGGGGCAGAAGAAGGTGCCGTCCGTGGCACCAAATGTCCGGTCGCGCCGCGCTTGGCGGCACAAGCCGCTTCGCCTCGTCAGAGAGGCACGCCAGACGGGGACATGGTATACTGTCCGGCAGCCCCGCGCAAGGGGCACGAGCGGGTGCAACTGCTCGACATCTCGACAACCGGCGGCGGGGCGGGTTAGCCCGCACCCGCTCCCCGCCCCGCCCCGGCCCTTGGAGACGCACATGGCGACGGACTTGCCTTGGTTCCCGATGTACCCGGCTGACTTCCTCGTCAGTACGGCGACGATGACGCCCACCCAAGGGTGGGTCTACACGCAGATGCTGATGTATGCCTGGACGAACGGCGCGGTGCCGGATGACCGTGCCGCATGCGCCGCGATGACCCGTTGCAAACTCACCGAAACCGACTGGTCGGTGGTCCGCGCACGGTTCCGAAAGACGCCCGCCGGCCTCGTGAATCCACGCATGGAACAGGAGCGCCACGCGGCCAACAAGCGCCACGACCTCGCCGTAAAGGCTGGCCGCAAGGGCGCTTCGGCCCGATGGTCAGTACCCGACACCGATAGGGTGGCTATAGCAACCCCATCCCCACAGAATGGCGACCCCAATAGCAGCCCCGCTATGGCAACCCCAATGGCAATCACAATCACAACCACAACCACACCCACAACTACACCTTCGCAACCCGTAACCGTACGTCCAACGAGAAGGGGTACCGTAAGCAGCGACGTGGACAATCGAGCCGCCTTGCGTGCGCTTATCGCCAAGGAACAGGAAGGACGGTGCGAGGATGAATGACCAAGTTTCATGGGCCGACAATCAGAAGCTGATGGCGACTCTGTGGCCCAAGTGGCGCCTTGAGCCGGCACTGGCGAGCGTGATCCACGAGAAGTGGTCGCAACTCCACCAGGACAAACTCCGCGACTGCATCCGTCAGCACCGCCTCGAGCGCGACTCGAAGCCGGACATTGCCGCGATCCACAAGAAGTACTGCGCGATCACCGGGCAGGACCGGCCGACGAACATCCCGGACGCCTCGCGCACGCGCCGGCAGGCCGACCGATGTGTGGGGCCGACGCCCGAGGAGCTCGAGGAATGGGAAGCGTGGGCCGAGGAACTGCTCGCCACCGCAAGCGACGCCGAGATCCGCGAGGTCCACGAACGGCTCGGGCTCACGTTCACGGCGCGACGGTTCCTCGCCATCGCCGTCGAGTACTGCCGGAAGAATCCCCCCTTGATTCGTTGATACGCTGGCGTATACTGCCCGCTCACCCCTAACGAGAGGAACTCACATGGCTTGGTATGCAATCGTCTGGCGCGAAGATACGCCTCGCACGTGCTCGATCAACGTCCCGAACTTCAACAAGTGGTGCGTGGACAACGAAGAAACGCTGTTCGTCAAACTGGGAATCCGTGGAGACAATTTGGCCACGCGACTTGTCTACGAGTGGAATCGCACCTGGGGCGATGGCATCCCAGCCTTTGAGGCGGACGGCCGGAGCCGTATCAAGGCCGTGTCAAACGAGTACTACGCTCGAGTCGGCGTCGTGCCCGAGCACGAAGCGCCGAAGATGGAATACTTCGGGGACGGCGAATGGTGGTGGCATTACGGCGACAAGGAAGATGGCACCGCCAAGCACCGCACCGTGCTTGCCATCGTTCAGGCCGATGACGTGGTGAAGGCCACCAAGCACGCCGAGGAGCTGATGGACGAGTGGTCCGAAACCGTCGAACAGTACGACACAGACGAGTGGAACAGCGACCGCCGAGGCATGCGGACCCAGTACGAGGAGTTCCGCGAGTGGGTGCACGAGAAGGCCGGCATCATGCCGCCCGAACCTGAACCCGAAGCAGGCTGAACACAACGCCGTCTCCACGAAACGCCGTAGGCAAAAATCTGCCTGCGGCGTTCTCGTCGGTAGACTGCGCGCATGGCGCGGCGAAAGAACCCGATCCTGCTCGCCAACCTCGATGACTGCCTCCTCGGAGTCATGTACCCCAAGGCCACCGAACGATCCGGTATACCCGTCGCCGTATACAGCGCCGACATGATCGCCGCACGGCTGCGCGACAACCACAACCTCACCCTCCCCGAAGCTCGCGCCTTCGTCACCGACAACATCGAAACCAACGAAATGGGACCAGGAACCCCGCGCCTCATCTGGGCAGCAACCAGCGAGGATTTCGGGCAGTGCGTCAACCCATGACGGTATACTGCGCGCAATGAATATCCGAACGTATGACGATTTCAAGGCCGCAGTCACCACGGCCGTGGAATCGAAGGGCGAAACCCGGTGCTCCGTCGCACGACGCCTCGAGCAGCAGGGCGCCCTCCGCGCACATACCGTCATGTGCCTCCTGTCCACCGCCCCCGTCATCGGCCGGCGGAAGCCGTCGTTCGACTCCGTCCTCAAGCTCGCAGACGCCGCAGGGCTCGAACTCACCCTCACCCCCAAGGAACATCGTGCCGAGTAAGTCACCCGCCCAGCGCCGCCTCATGGCCGCAGCCGCACACTCCAAGGCGTTCGCCAAGAAGGTCGGCGTGCCCATGTCCGTCGCCAAGAAGTTCAACCGCGCCGACGCCCGCAAGTCCAAGGCCCGCCAGAAGTGACGCGCCTCGTCGCCTACGGCGAGAACGGGCGCCGGGTAGGGGAAAGCCACCACCATGCCACGATCCCGCAAGCCATCGTCGATGAAATCCGCGAACTCCACGAGGACCACGGATGGGGCTACCGCCGCATCGCAAAGCACCTCGGGCTCGCCTGGTACACCGTCGCCAAGATCGCGAAGTACCAACGCCGCGTCGCCGTCCCACGCCGATGGGAGCGCATCCCCGAAGCGACCGAGGGGCCGACCGCCTGAACCCGTCCCGGCACACCACGCCGACAGCCTGATCCAATGGCTGTCCGAGGGCAAGCCGCTCCGCGAATGGTGCCGGCAGCCCGGGCACCCGGACTGGCGCACCGTGTACCACTGGATGGACAAGGACGAGGCATTTGTGGCACGCATCGCACGCGCACGCGAGGACGGCTACGACGTGATCGCCGACCAGTGCATGGCGCTGGCCGATGACGAGCCTCGCGACCAGGTCTACGTGGCGTGGCGCAGGCTCCAAGTCGATACCCGGCTCAAGCTCCTTGCCAAGTGGAACCCGAAGAAGTACGGCGACAGGCAGGCCGTCGCCCACGAGGGCGGCGTGACCCTGAACGTCATCACGGGCGTCCCGGATGCCAACTGAAACGGTGCGCCTGAACTACGCGCCCAGGGCGTGGCAGAAGCGGTGCCACCTCGAGCGCAAGCGGTTCACGGTCCTCGCCCTGCACCGACGAGCCGGCAAGACCGAGCTCGCCATCATGGAACTCCTCGACAAGGCCATCAAGTTCAAGGCCGAGCTGGGGTTCTTCGTCTACGTAGCGCCATACCTCAAGCAGGCCAAGGCCATCGCATGGGCTCGCCTCAAGTCCAAGATCGACCCGTTCATCCGCACCGCGGCCGTGGAAGTGAACGAGGCCGATCTGGCCGTGACGTTCAAGCACAACAAGGCCACCATCCGCCTGTTCGGCGGCGACAACCCCGACGCCCTGCGCGGCGTGCGCCTGGACGGGTGCGTCATCGACGAGGTCGCCCAGATCAAGCCCGAGGTCTGGAACGACATCATCCAGCCCGCCCTCTCCGACCGCAAGGGCTGGGCCATGTTCATCGGGACGCCCGCAGGCATCAACCTGTTCAGCGAGCTGTTCTACCGCGCTAGCACCCTGCCCGACTGGTATGCGGCGCGGTACACGGTCCACGACACCGACGCCCTCGACGCCGACGAGGTGGCCCGCCTTCAGCGCGACATGCCCGAGCAGGCGTTCGCACGCGAGTACCTGTGCGACTTCAGTGCCGCAGGCGATGACCAGCTCATCAGCCTGTCCGACGCCGACAGCGCCGCCGAGCGCGAGTACCAGGACGGCGACGTGATTGACGCCCCGCTCGTCATTGGCGTGGACCCGGCACGGTTCGGCGATGACCGCAGCGCCATCGTCCTGCGGCAAGGGCTCCGCATGGAGAACCCACGAATCTATACGGGCATCGACAACATGGCGCTAGCGGCGGCAGTCGCCAACGTCATCGAGGAGCGCGACCCGGACGCCGTGTTCATCGACGCGGGAGCCGGCGCGGGCGTGATCGACCGTCTGCGGCAACTTGGCTACGAGGTGACCGAGGTGCCGTTCGGCGGCAAGGCCACGTTCCCGAACCTGTTCGTGAACAAGCGCACCGAGATGTGGTGGGCCATCAAGGAATGGATCGACCAGGGCGGCGCGATCCCTGACCGCACCGACCTGAAGCAGGAACTGTCCACCCCGCTGTACTGGTACGACAACGTGGGCAAGCGCGTCCTCGAGTCCAAGGACGAGGTCAAGAAGCGGCTCCAAGGCGGCGGCAGCCCGGACATCGCCGACGCGCTCGCGCTCACGTTCGCCTACCCGGTCGCCAAGATGCTGCCGCGAGAGGTGCGCGAGAAGCTGTCGCCGCGCCGCGAGGATCACGACCCGTACGAGGACATGTGAGTACCCGTAACGACTAGCGCGAGGAATACAGTCCGTGAGCATCATTCGCCACGCCACCGAGCAGGACATCGACGCATTGACCGCAATGGCCCGCGAGTTCCTCGCCTACAGCGCGTACGGCACGATGATCGCGCCGTCCGACGATGACATCCGTGCTGGCCTCCGGGCCGTGCTGACGGCCGGCGTCGTGTTCGTGGCCGAGGTCGGCGAACGCATCGTCGGGGCCGTGGTCGGCGTCGTGGCGCCCATGTGGTTTGCGCCGAGCGTCACGGCCGCCGTCGAACTGGCATGGTGGGTGGACCCCGCGCATCGCATGACGCGCATCCCGTTCCGGCTCATGCACGCGCTTGAGGCGTGGGGCAAGGAGCGCGGCGCGCAGCTCATGTGCATGAGCGAACTCGTCATCGAAGGCACGACGCCCGTTGCAAAGATGCTCGGGCGCATGGGATACGTGAACACCGAACGAACGCACGTAAGGGAGATCTGACATGGCAGCGATTTCGTCCATCCTCGCAGGCATCGCCGCAGGTGCCGCAGCCGCAGGGACCGGGTACGCCATCGTCGCGGGCGAGCGTGGCGCGTCCATGCAGCAGCAGGCGATGGGAGAGCAGCGTCAGGCCCAGCAGGCCGCCGCCGCCTCGGCCCGTTCGCAGCAGCGACGTAGCCAGCAGGCGATGGCCGCCGCCAACCGCGCCGAACCCGATGTCGCCGGGATCATGGGACGCGCCGCGGCCGAAGGCGCCGGCGGCCCCGCCAGCACCATGCTCACCGGGCCGATGGGCGTGAACCCGCAGGATCTCCAGCTCGGGCGCTCGTCGCTCCTCGGAGGTTGACGTGAGCCAGTACACCGGAGACGCATCCTCGTACCCCAACGCGCCCACGCGGGATCGGCTGTTCACCCGCTGGGGCCAGCTCAAGAGCGAGCGCGCCTCCTGGTACGCACACTGGCAGGAACTCACGTCGTACATCCTGCCGCGCAACGGCCGCTACTTCGTGCAGGACCGCAACCGCGGCTACCGCCGGCACAACAACATCTACGACAACACCGGGACGCGGGCGCTCCGCACGCTCGGCGCCGGCATGATGTCGGGAGCCACGAGCCCCGCACGCCAGTGGTTCCGGCTCGCCACGCCAGACCCCGAACTGAACTCGTTCACGCCCGTGAAGCTGTGGCTCGATGACGTGACCAAGCGCATGCAGCGCGTGTTCCAGAAGTCGAACACCTACCGCAGCCTGCACCAGATGTACGAGGAACTCGGGTGCTTTGGCACCGCGTCCTCGATCATGCTCCCGGACTTCCAGGACGTGATCCACCACTACCCGCTGACGTGCGGCGAGTACTGCATCTCAACCGACGCCAAGGGCCGCGTCTGCACCCTGTACCGCGAGTTCGACATGACCGTCTCGCAGATGGTCAAGGAGTTCGGCCTCGAGAACTGCTCCGTGAGCGTGCAGAACATGTACCGCACGGGCAGCCTCGACCAGTGGGTGCCCGTCATCCACGCCATCGAGCCGAGGGCCGACCGCGACATCGGCAAGCGCGACAGCAAGAACATGCCGTTCGGGTCGTGGTACTTCGAGGTCGGCGGCGAGGACGGGCAGTTCCTGCGCGAGAGCGGGTTCATGCAGTTCCCGGCGCTGTGCCCGCGTTGGTCCGTGGTCGGCGGCGACATCTACGGGAACAGCCCCGGCATGGAGGCGCTCGGCGACATCAAGCAGCTCCAGCACGAGCAGCTCCGCAAGGCGCAGGCCATCGACTACCAGACGAAGCCGCCGCTCCAAGTGCCGGCCGCCATGAAGAACCGCGACGTGGAGACGCTCCCGGGCGGGATCTCGTACTACGACGGCGCATCGAACGGGATCAAGACCGCGTTCGAGGTG